TCTATAGGCTTGTGCTTGAAACTGTGCTACAGATTCGGAAAGTAGAGGGTGATGTACACCACTAGCTCCTGCGAAAGGTTCAGTTCTATCTTCAGTTTTTATACCTAGTAAGTCTAGACCTTTAGTAAATGTTTCTAACCATTCACGTCTTGACTCTTCGTCTTCTTCAAAGTCTGAGATTAAATTTATAGAAAGTGTGTTGAGATCGGTTTCGTTTATAACTTCTGCTAAATTCTGATTGAAGTCTTCAAGAGGGTCAGGAACTATGTCAATCATAGATTCCTCTTCTTCACCTTCGATCACAATGTTTTCAGGCAGGATGTCTTCCATTTGTTCAGGCACTTCTACTTCTGTGCCCTCGCCTTGTAGCATGGAATCTAAAATTGTTTTTTCTACTGCCATTATATTTTCAAATCATACGGTATAAAGTCATCAATAGTAAACTCGTTTTCTACGATAGGTCGGTTCTTCCTCGTAGTCTGAATCTAGCCTCACGAATCCACCTTGCCTAAATCTCATCAGTGCTTGAGTTGTACTGTCGACTAAATCGTCATGTTCACCGTTAGGAAAATCAGAAACTTCGTCCATTAATTGTTCCGCCCAGTTGTTTTCTGGCACCCAAACATAGCCACCACTAAACAATGGAGTACATGCATTCAATCTAGCAATCTTATCTTGCCCACGACTTGGCGTAAATGTTTGTACAGGGATACCAATAGCTCTGAGTTCTTGGGTAAGAGGCATACCTGATGCCTTGCCTTCGATAATAACACTTTCGGGATCCCAATCTTTATATTGTTGTAACGCTTTCGCTTTGAGTTCAGGGAAAGAAAGCCTCTCGCGAACTGAGTTCAAAAGTATAATATGTGCTTCTTTGCCTGTGTACTGTTCTTCGCCTATCATCCCTTCAGGATAGAAAACACCCCATGTAGTTATCGCAGAAAAGTCGGCTCTTTCAGTTTTCAAAAAAGCCGTGTCGTAACTTTGTATTATATATTCGACATTCGGAGCGTGGTCACGATCCCAAATTTTAAACCACTCTCGATTAATAATACTTGCCCCTTCGCCTGTTGGATTTTGCATGTATTCTGCTGCCCACTTACTCGGAGAGATAGATGCCTTAATCTTTTCTAGTTCGGGAAGTGGCCAATATCCTGGCCAAAGAGATTTACCTGAAGGCAGAATGGCAGGGAGTTCAATAATCTCCCACTGATCGGTCTCGTCAGATTCCATCATCTTTTTCACAACACGACCAGTCAAATCTTTTTTAGACCACCGTGTCATAACCATAACAATGGCACCTCCAGGCTGTAGCCTTTGCCGAGGTCCTGTCATGTACCACTCATAAGCATCGTCAAGTGCGTTAGCACTCATCGCATCTTGTTCCGAGTGTGGGTCGTCAATAATAAACAGATCCGCACCCCGACCAGCCAATGCACCTCCGACACCAGAGGCAAAGTACTCACCGTTCATTGTTCCGTCTTTCGTTCTTGTTTCCCATCGACCTGCTGCTTTACTTTCAGGATTCAGTTCGACATTCGGGAAAACATCTTGATACTCTTTGCTGTCGACAAGGTCACGAATCTTACGACCAAACCTAACTGCCAAGTCTGCGGTGTGTGTTGCCTGGATAATCTTGAGTCCTGGTCTTTTGCCAACGAGGTACGCTGGGAACATGTAAGAGGCAAACTCACTTTTGGTATGACGTGGTGGCATATTAATAATTAACCGTTTAAGTTCGCCAGAGGCAATACGGTCAAATGCCCTCGCCATGATGCGATGATGCTCACCTTCTATAAAGTCCGACCACATGGTTTTGACAAAAGGTAAAAAATTAGTTTGTATGGTTTCTTTTTTCTGGAGCTCCGCCAATCGTTCCGATAGTTCGAGGTGCTCGGTCAAGAGTTCTTCGGGAATATGCTTTAGGCTATCGTCATTCATTTAAATTTTTGTTGCAAAATTTTTTGTGGAACAAGGACTGGGAACCAACGCGAAGTTTTTATATAAAGGTCACACATGCAGGGGGGGTCACGATGCTCTGAGGCAATATACCTTGAGTTCTCCAGGAAAAGAATCCTAGTCATTTGACTCTTGTTGTTCTGGAACTTCATCATCAACCCTCTCGCCTTGTACAGTGTAAGGAGTCGATGGTAGAATGCCTCCTGACTGTTCGTGAAGTTCTTTAATACGCTCGATAATCTGCAACTTTGTCATGTCCGATGTCTTATTGACTGTTAACTCTTTGCGATCGACATATAATCCTGCTGCTTTGCCTCGACTTATTTCAGCAGTTACAGCTGCACCAAATGCATTGTTCGAGACGGCATGGTCTCTCAGTTTTTCCAGGTTCTCGAGGTGATTGACCAATGTTAATGTGGCTTTCGCAGCACCTCTGTTCTGCAACTCTTGGATCCTGCGTTGTACTAAGGGTTCGTTGTTCGCCAAGAAGGCTCCAGCTCTAGATGCATTCTTGTGTGAATAACCAGCAAGGACGGCAGCCTCCTTTAAGCTAGTTCCTGATGCAACTGCTTGGGCAAACTTTTCCTGTTTCGGTGTCAACTTCTTTTCCTTGGGTCTATGTTCCACAGTTCCTCCGTCATGCACTGCTCTATATAAGGTCAATGGAGAGCGTGTTATCCATATTCTATACCTAAACTCTTGCTATCGTAAAGGTTTCCCAAATATAGTCCATATTACTCTTCACATCTAATAACCTTCTAATAACCTTGTCTAATACGCTGTATTCTCTTCTACAACAGTCTTTTGGCAAGATCCTATTACCCTATTACCCAATAAGAAACTTTTCGTGAACACACTTTCATAAATCCACTGCTCATGAATAAGCCAATAACCAATATGAAAATGGCTCCCGAAGGAGCCATTAAACAACAGCCAACAGGCAAGAGTATTATCCTATTCTACCCTCGCATATTGGACCGATGCCTCGCTCTATGGAGATCTTGTTAGTGAGCGTACGATTACATACACCACACTTACCAAATCTTTGCCCATAAGCACGAACCTCGGTGAGAGGATCCTTGGCGATCGCTTGAATAGAGTCAATATGTTTCTGAGGAAGTTTATACCCAAACAATTCACCAGTCGGTGTAATCTTACCTAAGTAGTCGCCGTCAAAAGCTACATACACACAGTCAGGATTTTTGCCAGTGCTAGGAGCCAATGTAAACTTGTATCCTTCGCCAGCAATCAGACGAGCCTTTTTACCCTTGTCTGTAGCAGCAAGCAACTTGTCTTTGATAATAGTAAGATCGACAACAGCCTTCGGCTCAGCCTCTTTTTTCTTGCCTTCTTCGTAAGCTACTTGTTGCCCTAACATACGATAAGCAGCAGCAAGTTGTTTCTCTGTAAGATCGCTATACTTGTGTACAGCTGTAACGAGAGAACGAGCAAACTCATTTTCGGTAGCTTTACCTAACAAGAAAATGTAAAGATCTTTGTGATCAGCACAAAAGAACTCGACATTTTTCTGTCTTTCTTCGGCAGCTTTGCGTTGGCGAGCAAGTTTCGCTTTGGTTCTGTCTTCGGCAGAAGACATAAAGCCACCTTTACCGTTACACTTATGGCATTTGCCTTCGTACCTGTTAACATAACCACCAACCCACACACCAGTGCTATTACAAGCACCACATTTGTGCTTAGGTTTAGTAGAACGCTTTGGTTGTTCGACAGCAGGAGCATTTTGAAGAGCAACAAACTCCTCACTATTTACCCATTCGCCGAAACTTTGATTTTGATTATTCATATTTTTCTCCTTTCTTATACCACGAAAGCCGAGTATAAGACTCGGCTAGTGGGGTGGGGAAGTTTAGACGACCATAAAACCTCTGTTAACTACATCTAAGATAGTGCGATTGGCTCTCATTATCCAATCTAGTTGGAAAAGTGGAGTCACTCTATCGGTGCCAGGAACACCAACTATAATAGGGTGGCATCCTTCTAGACCAAACTTAGCAACAGCTTTATTAAGGTTCTCTATAGAAGCGTAGCTTCTTAGGTTTTCGTCGATTACTTTGTACATATTTATCTCCTTTCTTATTTATGTACAATACATTCTAGGTCATTCTGCATAAAAGTAAAGGAGTTTAGTAAAAATAAATGACTTTTTTCTCGAGCAAAAAAATGACTCCCAGAGGAGCCATTTATTAGTGGGTAAACTTTAGCCGATAAAGACATTAGTAAAACCGTAATCGCTAGTGCGGTATCTAACATTGATACCAGTGCCGTGCTCACTAGTGTTTTTTGCCTCGCCTTTTTCTGCGAAACCTTGCTGTTTTAAAGCAGAAACCTCGTCTGCCTCTTTACAAGTTTCTAGGAAGTTTTTCCAAGGAAGAGGTACTGAACCAGCAGCACTGTATGGAAAATAAGTGTCGCTGTAAGTATCGTCTTCGAACGAACCACTATTGCCAACTTCTGTTCTAATCTGATGATAGACAGCAGTACGCACATACAGGTTTACTTTGCCATATTTGGCAGGGTTATTTTTTAAACCTTGTACAATTTTTCTAGCTTGAGTACCAGATAAAGTGTAGTCAAAGTTTTCTTCTTTGTAGTTTTCGTCGTTAAATTTAGTCATTATTTTCTCCTTTCTTAATTAACTATGAGAATCATTCTACGCGATTCTACAACAAAGTAAAGGAGTTTAACTAAATTAGATGAATTAATTTTTAGACCGTTCCCGAAGTTCACTACTAGAGAATTTGTGACTGCGTTTATTAAAGTAACATTTATCAAGAGTCTCGTCACGACCAGTAAATTGTTTATTCCTATATTCCTCACCGATAATGCGTACATCCCATCGGAGTCCATGTAGAATATCCATAACATCTTTTTCAGACTCGTAAATCAACACTTCATCGGCATGTACACAAGCCTTAACTTGTATCTGTCGCTCTACCAAACTTTGAACAGGCGAGTTTTTATACTCTCGGTCAACACTGGGATCGCGTTGAATACAAACCAACAGGTGATCGCACACAGTTTTACTTTCTTCTAACATTAACACATGTCCTGCGTGAAATAAGTCAAAAGTGCCGAATGTTATCCCCCTAATCATTTTTTGTAATACTCATATCTTTCTGGGTACATTATGTCTAGATTGGATTTATTTAATATGTCAACAATGTCTAAAGTTGCTTTAACTTTAGTTTCATCCTCAATGCTAGAATAACCACAATCTAATTTAGGGTAGTGTTTGTTCAAAACTTCAATCAAATCTAGCGTTAGTTCGTGAGTCATGGGCAGTTCCATAATTATTTCTCCTCTCTTGGTGGTAAAGTTATTAAACAACTTATGTCGTTGTTTTCTAAAAGCCTAGCGAGAGCCTCTTTTACATGCCCAAGTTCTAGTCGACCGTTTAATTCTTGCGACGGCATCTTAAATGCAATCTTAATCGTCGCGATAGGATAGTCTTGCGATTCGTCACCGTGAGATATTCTATAACCTACACCCCAATCGTCAACAGATTCCCAATGTGGGATGTCCTCAACACTCATTTTTTTAAATTCACTCATTTTTCTAGTTTCTCCAGTTTCTTGATTCTTTTATCGATGTATTCCATCATTTCTTCGGCAACAGTCATTTCTATTTCGTTGTCTTCATCTAGTTCGACTTTTTTAAATTCTTTTACAATTATTCTTAGCTGTTGTAGGTTCATCTTAGACAGTCGAACTTTTAGATCTAAGATCATTAGAAATATTTGCCTGCGTATATGACATACAGAACCAATGCTACCAACACATTAACAACTACAAACACGAAGAGTCCACATAAAATAAACTCTAGCACTTTACAAACTCTACAAGAGTCATTTTTTCTAGTTCAGGGTGGTCTTTAATAGCCACCCATTTATCTCGATACAATACGACAAGCTTTTTTTCTCCATCTACTTCGGCATGTTTTACTTTGCCACGCAATGGTCCGAGGAAGATCACTTTACCTTTAGTCATACATTAACTCTCCTAGCTGTTCGTCATTTTTAATAACATAAACATCAAAATCTTGTCTAGGGAGTTTAGTGTCATTCATAATATCGTAAAGGTCAGCAAACTCTTCGAATGCCTCGTCTTTAGTTGTGACAAATATCTCTTCGACAACACCCATCAGTGCGTCATCAGGATAGCCATTTCTAGACCACCTAAATTCTTCGACATTGCCATGCTTACGCTTACTCTTAATTAAAAATTTAGCCATTATTCTTCCCCCTAAATTTGCGAGATTTAAATTTATCTTGAGCCTTAGAAGAAAAATGTCTCCTACCATCTAATCCCCATTTAAGGGATGCCATTCTAGCGACGGCATGGTTAAGAATATCCGACGAAGGCGAACTAGACTTTTTATACATTTCATAGAACTTTTGTAAAGAGTCA